AATAGTCTTAAGAAGCAGATCAGGTCTGTTAAGAAGAGGAAGGATTTAGATGATGCCCAGAAGAGGAAGCAGATAGATGGACTACAGGCTGAGGTAAGAAAACAAAAAGATAAAATGCAAAGGAGGCTGTATGGAGAGTGAGTACCCGCTGGTCATAGTGACCTGGCTTGACATCACTGCTACCGCTGGTTGGGAAGACCCAGATGAGGTCAATCCTATTGAAGTCACGACTATTGGATGGTTGTATTCTCAGAACGAGAACACTGTTAAGGTGGGGAACAGCCTTGGGGAAGACGGAAGACCCTATGGAATCTCCGCCTTCCCGGCTGGTTGCATTACTTCTGTTGAGTACTACAATCTTTCTCCTTCTTCTTGAGAGATGCATACTTACCTAGCGTAATACCCTCAAGGATGAAAAAGATTTCATTCCAGGTACGATCCTTACCATCTTTGCACCTGTGTATTTGCTTACGCCTGATCCAACAGTGACGGGCAAAGTGTAGCCGCCTCTCAGCGGCTACCTCTTCCTTACTTAAAGGGCCAGCGGATGGCTTGATCATAAAGCCTAGCCTCCCACATCCACCCTTCCTTGGTCAGCCTGGGGCTGGCCTTGGACCTCATGAAATCAATCACAAGGTTGTACCATCCGTCTGTTGACGGACGCTTAGTCTGACTAGCGATATAGTCTTGGCTTACTAGTTTCATATATCATCCATGTGATAAAGGTGAGACACTGGTACAAACCATGCTGCCGGTCTGCCATTGCCATTGTCTGTCAGGTACTGGTCATCCATTGCATCTTCACAACGTAACCAACCCATCAGTTCATACTTAAACTTCTGCCCGACCTGGCACAGATCATTGACTAACACATACTTCCGTTCTGGATGCTTGCTGTCGTTAGGTCTGACGATCAACTTGGGCACTCTCATTGAGGTCATTCGTACCTCTATGTCCGGGGCAATGTCTGCCTCCTTCTTGTACCTACCAACACTACCATCCCAATACTTACCTACATACTTGGCTACTGCCATCTCTGCACCGGCTGCCTTGACATCAGTGTCAAAGAAATCCTTGGGCACATAACCTGCTGAGTTTCTACGCTCATTCTCCCACGCTCCTATGGTTCTAGCCATTGCACACTCTACTGCTAACCGTAACTCAAAAAACTCCAGTTCAACGATCATTACGCTTACTCTCCCTTGCTATTAGGAACTCACAAAAATGTATGATCTTCTTTAGATCAGACACCCCACCTTTCTGCTCGTACCTAGTTATGTATTTAACTATGCTGCCCTCACAAAATCCTAAATCATTTTCCATGATGTAGTCTATTGGCTGAACTGCAAAGTTATAATGTGATGGGGTTTTATTTTCCGTCACAATCCTACCTCCACCTTCTTTAGTTCTAAGGCTTGGAGATACACAGCGGTAGCCTCCTCTTCACTATCATATACTCCTATATGCTCCTGCCCCAACTGGACCCTCCACTTTTTCTTTTGAACCCCTTTGTATCTTTTGTCCGTACTAACTGGACACACCCCTTTAGGGGTTACAACTCTGTTGTAACAGTTTGCCAGTGGTGTCACCACTCTAAGATTCTCCAACCTATTGTCATCCCTTATACCATTGATATGATCAATAACTTTATCGGATGGGATAACCCCATTAGAGTTCTCCCAAAGAACCCGATGCTCATACTGTGGAGCCTTCCCTCTACCTCGTTCCGTGTAGCACATTCTATACCCGGATGACTTGTGATAATAACTACTTATTATTTCTTTCATGTATCCATTTCCATATTGCTATTTCCATTTCACCCATTGATGTAAACTTCCTATTGTCTACATGTAGGTACGTCCGACTGTCGTTGCTTATCATATAACTCCACGACCTGTCATCATTCCTTGATCGCTCTAACCTGTAGTCGGTGTTGGCTACCCTGCCCATGTTAAAGGCAGAGGCCACTCCCCAGGTGATGCTGTATTCTCTATAGGTCATCTAATTCACCGGTTCTCTTAAGGTCAGTTAATTCACTTGTTCTCATAAGTGCAACTAATTCAGATTGTAATGTTTTATACATCTACCTGTATATTCGTACATTTAGATATACTAATGTGCAAACCATTCAGAATGAATGTTCCGATGGGCCAGTACCTTGTGCATCTCACGTTCTGCCGATCCTGCCAGAGCCTTGGTAGGGTACTCCTCCTCATAAACTACCGACACTGGTAGTGGGCAATGGGACTGTATCTCACCTTGTCGCTTGACCACATCACTAGCGATACCAACCTTGAACCCTGCTGTGGTGTCCATCACATATAGTGATGTAGGTCGCTCCTCATAACCCCACTTTCTATTGTGTTTCATGTAGTAATTACTTTTCATATTACCTCCTTGTTATGCAGTGTATCGCCTGATGGCTTTCCATACTGCCTCTTCACGTTCATCATCTGAGTCTGCCACATAGTCGTAGAAGATATCTGAAAGAATATCTATCTCCACAGACTTGTGTGATACCACCTCATCCAGGATGGACAAGGCAGTGTTCACATGGAAGGCTATCTGATGTGCTACTTCAAACTCATCCTTGATCATTTCAGTTCCTTCAGCCCATTGTACAGGGCTAGTGCATGAGCAAACGTTTCGTAGTTCTTGTTCCACTCAATGGTTGATTGGTATCCTTCCTGATACCGGCCTGTGCCCTTATCTAGGCGTAGTACCAGCGTCTGCTCTACCGCCCTACCATGTATGTCTTCCCATGCCTTGGCGTAGGCTGCATTCTGAAGGTGGTACTCTGGATAGATTGCTTTGCTGGTCTTCCAGTCGATGATACACATCGCTCCGTTGACCATCGCTGCACAGTCCAGTGTCCCGGCGTAGTGATCCATCCGTGAGTACACCTTCTCCTCACTCTGAAGGAAGTCGATGTCATTGTCTGCTACCCACTGCTCAAAGGCGTTGATCGAGTTGTTAGTCTCAAACCCTTCCGGTTTCTCTGGCATATTGTCATCACCAAACTTACCTTCATCATCCATGAACTGGTTGAGTGCCTTCTCTATCCAGTGGTGGGTGTCGTTGCCTATCTCTAAGGCTCCACCTGATGTACCACGGTACGCTGACTTGATACCCTTGACCATCTGGTTGAGGCCAAGCCTTGAGGTGTAGGTGAACATACCCTTGGGGTCTTCATCTTCATCTACAAATACATTCTTCTCTAACCATCCTGCTCCCATCTTCAGTGCCCACGGTATTAATGCAGGCTTGTTAATGATACCTAAGACCTTGGTTGCCGAGGGTACAGGTTTTCCAGCCACCCTATAAGCATGGAGTGTCTTATCAAACAGTAACTCTACCGTTTCTCCATCGTGATATTCAATAAGCATTTAACGCCTCTCCGTTTGTTGTATGCCATTGTGAATGACAGGCACTACACAACCACCTGACATCCAAAGGCTTTAGATAATCATCGTGATGACCTTCAATATGAAAGTCTGAGTCACAATCCTCACAGTTATTAGGTCTGGTTATCTTACCTAACCTTACCCAATTACTAACTTTGGTTCTTGCCCTGGATGCAGTCAATTTACTCAACTTGTATTTAGCAGACCTCTCCTTTGTCATACGATGTGGTCTAGACCTATCGCTCAAAAGAATGGGCTCCCTGTATTCCGGGCTCACCCTACGATCCTTTTCATACTGCCGTCTGCATAATTTACACAGGGCGTGGTGACCATTACGCTTTTTATGAAAGTCGTGCAGGGACTTTACGTCCCCACACGTAGTACAAACCTTCATTTAGAAAGGAACAGCGTCAGAGGAAGAACCCTGGGAGGGTGCATCACCGTTTGGGTTGTAAGGAATATCAACCTTACCACTCAAGTAGTTAGTACCCTTCTGGGATACCGAATTCCACAGGGAGATTTTGAACTCCTTGCCATCCGGGGTCTTCATAGTCCCGGTGTAGTCCGGTCGCTTGTCATTACCTTCCTTGTCGTTGGTGAAAAGGCTGACGGTTCCATCTTTTTGTACGTACTTGTCCATGTTTTTAGATTCCTCTAGTTGTTGACGGATCAGTTGATCCTGTTGATTGTACATCTGTTGCATCATATAACTCTCTTCTGAGTCGTTCATTCTCTCTTTCTCTGTCTTCATTTGCTCTGTTCTGGGCTATAAGAAACCCGAACATTATAGTGCCGACCATTAATACTGTGACAAAACATTCCATTAGATGCCACAGACTCCAGACATACACTGCTCTTCAGAGTTGTCTTCATATACTACGCCAGTCTTCTTGACTGCCTCTTCATACGGCACACTGGTGATGGGTTGTCCACCCCGGCTACCATCAGGGTACACTGTGAGGCCTCTAAGGCCCTTGGCGTACTTCTGAATGAGTGCTGCATACTGAGGGACTAGGTCCTCGTTGTTCAACTCTGAGCCCCACGAGGGTAGGTTGATGGTGCTGCTGATAGCCTGGTCTACATAGGCCTGGACATCATGCTGCATCTGTATCCTACGTTGGGGTTCTGCTGCTAGGTCTACTGCTGTCTCTATCTTCTCCGGGTTGATACCGGTGTCGATCAAGGCCTGTGCTGTACCGTCAATGGCGTACTCATACTTCCATCTTGTGCCATCGGTTAAGTACCTACGTTTT